AATGGTCTTTTGTACAATGAGAGTAATTTAGAAGAAACTGCAGTCCAATGGAATGGTATGCCAGTTGTGTACTATCACACAAAGACGGAAGATGGCTCATTTGAATCTGCTCGTACTCCAGAAAACTTTGAAAAGTCTAAAGTTGGTACTTTATTCAATACACGTTATGAAAACGACGAACTAGTTGCTGATCTTTATCTAGATATTGATAAAATGAACGCAATTGATTCTGAATTGATTGATAATATACGTAAAGGGAACATGATTGAAGTTTCAACTGGTCTTACTGCAAAAGTTGAAGCAATAAATGGTATCTATAACGATGAATACTATTACGGCAAAGCTCACGACATCAAACCAGATCATTTGGCACTACTTCCTGAAGAAGTGGGAGCGTGTTCAATTATGGATGGTGCTGGTTTTCCGCGAATGAATGAAGAAGATTCTCCAATTGAAGTGTTAGCAGTTGTACAGACATTTATCACAAATATCTTTAAAGAAATTGAATTTTCTGCTGATGACAAATCACGTTTAATCAGACGTGCGATTCAAGGCTCATTAAAAGTTGGTTCTGATCAATATCTGTATATTGAAGACATATTCGATGAATACTTGATATACTCAATTGATTTCGACCGTTTTCCATACTCTCGCTATTTTAAAATAAGTTACAGCGTTACCAAAGATGGTGTTGTGACAATTGGAACTGACTCTGTTGAAACTATCCGTACTGTTCAGTACATAAATAATAAGGATGAAATAATGAACAAAAAGACAAAAATTGATTCCATGATCGCAAATGAAAAATCCCGTTGGGTTGAAGGTGATCGTGAATTTCTAAATGGCCTCAATGAGGAAAACCTCGACAAAATGATCGAGATAGTGGAAGTACAGAATAATGTACAACCCACCGAATCGGCACCTGTTACTGAAAAAGCGATTACAAACGAAAGTAAAAAAGTCGTTAGTATTGCTGACTATATTGCAGAAGCTCCCGACGGTATTCAAGAAGTACTTAATGAAGGAATCTCTTCAATGAATCGTGAGAAATCGAAGTACATTGCAAACATTCTTAGTGCTGAAGGAACCGAGTTCACAAAAGAATCTCTGTTACTGAAGCCTATTGGTGATCTTCGTATGATTTCAAATTTGGTAAAACCTGCAGTTAGTTCTGCTAATGAGGATACCGACTATTCTCTTCAAGGAGTTGGAAATCAAAGTTTAAGTCCTGAAGGTGAGGATCCCTTAGGAGTTCCTGATCTTCTTGGAACGGAATCCGCTAAGTAAGCGTAAATAAAAAAGACAAAATAAGGAAAAAAAATGTCAAAGAATACTATTACTAAACTCTGCTACGCCGTCATTCAAGACGAAGCAGTAACTGCCGCGGCATTATTGCCCGGTACAAACGTCGTCCGCAATAGTGACGATAAGTTTGCCGCTGGTACTGCAGCTGCAGTATCAATGAAGATTCTGATCGAAGATGAGCTGCAAGGAAAAGTTGTTGCTGAACCATACGCTTCTGGTGCTCGTGCTCAGGCCCGGNTTTTCCGTCGTGGTGATCTCGTACTTGTTATGCTAAAAGCTGAAGCCACCGTTGTGATTGGAGATGGTATAGAACCCACCGCCGCCGGCCTCTTCATCAAATTGGCATCAGGAACTCGGGTTGCAACTTCTCGTGAGGTTCTTGATCTTACCGGCGGAGCAGACACTTTACTTCTTGTAGAAGTAGACTAATCGGAAATCTTGTAAAAAAAATAAGGAGAAATAAAAAATGGACTTTATACTAAATGGCCAAGCACATGGCAACTTAATGAAAGCTGGTACTGCTGCTGCCTTGCTTTTGAACTCTGGATTTGATCCTGGTGTTCTTCGCCCCTATGAGGTAATCAATAACGGAAAAGCAAATCACTGCATGTCCGTTATGAATCGCCAAACAGGAAAGTATCAAGAAATTGGTATTAACAATGCAGCACTCTTGCGCAAAGACGAATGGAAAGATTATGACAAAGCTGTTGTAACCGCTGCCCGTAACCGTCTTGGTGCTGTACAGTCTCTCATCTCTGGCGGATTGGTATACAATCTTAATGGAATGGGTAAAACTGTAATGGACTATGAAAAAATGTCCGATGTCGGTGAAGCTGAATTATCTATGGACGGTTTGTCACGTGGCCCAAACACACGCCAGACCTATGACACTGGATATTTGCCTTTGCCAATTGTGCATCAGGATTTCCAAGTTGGTCTTCGTGCATTGTCTGCATCACGTAATGGTGGTAATGCAATCGATACGACTAATGCCGAAGTTGCTGCCCGTCGGGTTGCTGAAAAAATCGAAAGTATGTATTTCATGGGTGCAAGTTCTTATAACTTTGCCGGTGGTACGATTTACGGTTTAACTGACTTCCCTGATCGTAATACCTATGATCTGGTAACTGCCTGGGATGATGCTGCCGTAACCGGCGATGACATCTTGGCAAGCGTTCTTGAGATGAAGCAAACAGCACTTGATGATCATTTCTATGGACCATTCGTTATGTACGTTCCTGCATCTTACGAAACGAAACTTGATAACGACTTCAAAGCTAATTCGGACATCACAATCCGTGAGCGTTTGTTGAAAGTATCTGGTATTACTGACATCAAAGTAAGCGATTACCTAACTGGCGATAATGTCATAATGGTACAACTTACTTCAGATGTGGTTCGTATCGTTCAGGGAATGCCTATTACTCCTATCCAGTGGGAAGAACAAGGTGGAATGCTTATCAATATGAAAGTGATGGGTATTGTCGTTCCTCAGATTCGTTCTGACTTTGAGGGACGGTGTGGAATTGTACACGGCGCTGTATAAGCTCGTACTAAATAACCAATAAAGAAATCTAAAAAAGGAAAACCATTATGGCATACCAATTCAAATTAATAGCCGGTACACACCGGTCTGAAAACAAGCGATACACCAAAGGCAACTTGATTGTTTCTGATGTAAGACTTGATCAGAAGTTTAAGAACAAGTTTGAGTTTATCGGAAAAGTATCAAACAGCCAGAAAGCTGCTAGTACTGATTCTGAAACTATTGTTAAGGTAGATGACAATGACTCTGATGAAACAACCATTGAGAAGCGTGAAAAGTACATTCTCGAAAAGGTTGGTAATCGTTTCAATGTTCTGAATACTGAAACAGAAGAACTAATGCTTGAAAAGAACGATACCAAGAAAGTCTGTCTTGCTGAAATTGAACGTCTCGACTCTGAACCTGAAGATGAGGAATCTGAAGAATCTGATGAAGAAGATACAGATGTTACTGATGAGGATGAAGACGACGATTGGGAAGACTAAATTCCAATGAATACTGTTAAGAGAGTTCTGATTACTGGATGTCCCAGGTCAGGACTCTCTTTTTTATGCCAACTACTTATCGATGCAGGAGCTTCTATTGGCGAATCAACTGGCACAAGAAAAGACAAATCTTATTTAGAAAATGATAGAATAAGAAAAGAACTAGATTCTCTTTTGTATCTAAGGCGTAAGTCACGTATAACTAGAAAAGATGTAATCAGTTTAAAAATTGTATTCGATAAGGAAGTATCAGAATCAGATTCTTCTGTTTTTGTATATAAAGATCCTAGACTAATTTATCTTTATAAGATATTTGATAGTCTATTTCATCCAGAATGGGTATCGGTTAGACGTAATGAAGAAGATACTTCCAATAGTTGTCTACATACTGGTTTTATGCGTGGGTATTCAACTACAGAAGAATGGACAAATTGGGTTTCTAATTTTAATTTAAAGTCAGATGCTTTAGAAAGTAATGTAGACTTTATATCTACTATCCGTCCTACTAAAGTCATAAACGGAGACTTCACTGAAATCATTGACTTACTTGTCCGTTTAGGTTTAGATACTAATATAGATTTTGAAAAATACAAAAGTAACACTTTGTGGAGAGTTTAAATGTCAGCAAGAACCACAGCAGAACGGATTAGAGAAATTATCGACACAGAAGTGATCGATTTGACACTATTTATCAATGATGCATATCTGATAGTAAGTGAGGTGTTAGAACCTAGTGTAGACTACTCAGAAGCGCGGCTAGAAATGATTGAACGTTACTTTGCAGCACACCTTATAGCCTCAGGCATCAGTCAGCTAGCCGCTTCTGAGACTGCTGGTCCTGTGAGTGAGAAAAAGCAGTATCATCTTGCTAATAATTTAAGAAGCACAATGTATGGACAACAAGTTGTAGCCTTAGATAGTAGTGGAATTCTTGCGTCTTTAGGATCAAAAAGAAAGACGTTTTCAATAGAGTCATTAGATTCTGTAGATGATACTTTAAGGGGGTACTAACATGTCTTCAATCATAACAAGAGCAAGAAGGCAAAAATGCATGTACTGGAAGCGGACAGGTATTTCTGAAAGTGGATCCGATACGTTTTCAGCGGCGGTTGAAATAAGCTGCCGTTGGGACCGAATGACAGTTGTGTTTAAAGATCAGTTTGGAAAAGAACGGTCGTCAAGAAGTCAGGTAATGGTTGACCGTGAAATGGAAATTGGCGATTATCTTCTTGAAGCTACAATTGAAGAATACGATCTACTCAGTATCGACAAGAAACAAAACCCAAAACTATTAGCAGATGCGTGGGCAGTTTCTTTTTTTGAACGTGTTCCCAATTTACGCAATACCATAATATTTAGGAGAGCTTGGCTATGAAGTACGCATCTCTTATTGGCTTGTCTGCAACAACTGCTTCTTTAAATGCTTTTGCCACAAGAATGCGTTATGTTACTTTATCTACATTGATTAAAGTTGGCTTCATCATACAGGGCGAAGCACAAAGAATAGCACCTGTAGATACTGCTAATATGAAAGCTTCTGCTTTCACTATGTGGGGAGGAGGTGGCTCTGAAAAAGTTGTCAGCCAAAAGCCAAACTACAGAATGCGTGGAAAAAGCGGCAAAGTTTTAACAAAACACCAGATAGCAAAGCTAAGATCAGACCATCGACTGTTTATAAAGTCTTTGAAAAAAGAGTTACCAACTTCTAAAAATAAACCTACAGTTATTATCGGCTTTGGCGCAAACTACAGTTTATACGCACATGAAAACGGAAACAGATTTTTATATGTCAGTTTTAAAAGAAATATTGGTAGAATAAGATCACTAATGATAAAAGAAACTAAAAAGACAATGCTGAATAGTGCTGCAAGGAGAGAGCTGTGAATTCTGTATCAAAAGATTTGCTAAAGATATTAAAAACTCATCACTATCTTATCTTTTCTACTCGTGTAGGTTTTTACGGCCAAAGTCAAGAATGGGTACCTGATGTAAGTGATTATCCAAAATCGTTATCTATTTCCGAGAATACCTTTTCAATGAAAGATCGTTGCCAAGATAAGACTATTCCTGCATTAAGAAGTAACTTTATTCAGATACGACTTTTTGATCTACAATACGATGCTGGCTACAATGATGCATTTAAAATTGAACGGTTTCTGGATCAATTGCCTGCTTTTAGTGTTGATTACGGTCTAGAAGTTTGTTACTATCAGACTATCTTAAGTGATGGTGATCCATTTCTTTTAGAAAAAGATGCAAAGGATAGATACATTTTCATTTGTAATTTTGAAGTAAAAAGAACGGTAAAACCAAAGTAAAGGAAATATTATGACTATGAAGAAGCTATTTAAACCTAAAATATCAGTGGCAACAAGAGAAGAATTCGATACTGCTATGTTGTCTCTAAAAGATAAAGGGTATTCTCTTGTTACTTTTGGTAATGTAACTATTGCAAGAATTCCGAAATCTAACAAACGGGCACTAATCGAACCTATTACTAAGAAGATCATCTTCCAGGAAATTGAAGAAGTTACCGATGAAAAGACAAAGAAAATAATTTCAAGAAAATGGGCTGTTACAGAAATAGTGCCGTTTGATCAACTAAACAAAACTACTGAAAAGGAGTAAAGATATGACTGCTTTTATATCAACAGGAATAGCAATTACATTTGCTACTGGATTTCTCGCTGAAATCTTAGACGTTTCCGGACCTAATACATCCAGAGAAAATCAAAATGTGTCTCATATGGGCACAACCGATTGGCATGAATTTCTTCCTACCAAATTAACAGATGCGGGAGAACTTTCTGTTGACCTTCATTTTAATCCAGGTACAACTCCTCCATGGGGCGATGATAATGAGGCTATTGAGATAACCTTCCCCGATACATCTACCTGGACTTTTCAAGGACATTTGTCAAGCTTCGAACCTGGCGCACCACTTGAAGAAAAGATGACTGCTTCAGTTACTATTAAAGTTTCCGGTGAAATCACTATTGCGGGTGCCGCGTAAGACAACTCCAAAAACATAACCAAATAAGGAAAAACAATGAACACAAATAAAGTAACAAATATCGCAGAGTTGACAAAAGCCAGCTCAAACCTATGTTCCATTAAAGAAGTAGAAGTACAGGGTATTGGATTCTATCTCAAGCCCATGACTGTATCACAAAAAGAACTGTATGAGACGAATATCCAGAAACGTCAAAAAAATGGAAAAATCGTACAAACTGTTGGATTACGTTTTGATTTTCTATCATTATGCGTATGTGATCAAGAAGGCAAGTTGGCTTTCAAACCATCTGACGCGGATGCATTTAATGAAATAAACAGTAAGCTTGTCGAAGAGCTCTTTAAAGTTGCTGCCCGTGAAAACGGATATGAGGATGATGCTGAAAAAAACTAACGATGACCACCGATGAAGAGGAGCTATTCACTATAGCTTCTCATATCGGTGGTCTTACCGTATTGGAACTGAAAGAAAGATTAACAATTAAGGAGAGAAGTTTATGGAGAGTTTACCTAACAAATTATCCAACTTTAGAAACAAGACTAGATTTAAACATAGCTCACTTATGCTCACTACTTGCGAACATAAATCGAGACTCGAAGAAAAAATCCTCACCTTATGAAATCACTGATTTTCTTTTGAAGTATAATACTAAAGAAGATCAAAGATACAGAAAAGATCCTAAAGAAATACAAATGAGAATGAACATGTGGGCAGAACTACATAACAGTAGAATAAAAAAATGAGTGTTATAGGAGCAATGTCTGTAAAGATTGGCGCCGATGTTTCAAAGCTTATGGCTGGAACAGCGGCGGCAAGCGTAGGCTTGCGTTCTTTAGCTGGTGTTGTTTCTGTACTTAATAGTAATTTAGGGAGAACGGCTATCGTGAGTGGTGCCGCACTTATCGGTCTCACGATGTTTGCTAAAGGTTCTACTGATCAGTTTATAGAATTTGAAGATGCTCTTGTCCGTGGTACTTCTGTCTTTGGACATCTCAGTAAAGAAATGAAAGAAGCTTTAAAGATTAAAGCTTTAGACACACTTAAGCAAAATATACAAGCACCTGAGCAGATTGCAGAGGCTTATAGATTTTTAGGTGCTGCAGGTTTTGACGCTCAAGAAAGTATACAAGCTTTAGATGTTGTGGTTGACTTTGCTACTTCTGGTATGTTTGATCTTGCGACTGCTACTGACCTTCTTACTGATGCTCAATCTGCTATGGGACTCCGTACAGATGATGCAGCAAAGAATATAGAGAACATGACAATGATGGCTGATCTCTTTGTACGTGCCTATACAACTGCCAATGCAAGTATCGAACAGTTCTCAGAAGCTATCTCAAATAAAGCTGGTGCGTCATTGCGTGCACTGAATAAAGATTTGAGTGAAGGTCTTGCGATTTTATCTGTCTTTGCAGATAGCGGAACAAAAGGTCGCCAAGCTGGTACGCAATTAGCTATGGTATTT